CTATCGATAAACAGCAATGCTTCACACCCTTCACTCAAAGCAACCTGCGCTAGCTTTTCCCGTTGGTCAAAAATCAGCGTTCCCGGCATTGTGTAAAGGCTTAACCCACCTTTACCGTCCTTGCAACGAACTGACGCATCGTGTGCTGTCATCCTCGCAAAGTCGAAAGCAAAACCAGTATGAACCTCATCCCTACACGGTACGCAAACTCCTACTCTCATACAGTTCCTCGATACGTTTTCCAGACAGCATTATCAGGATCGTTCAGCCATTTAGCAAACCCGATCTCATCCACCACGTTAAAGCCCTTCATAACCCCCTGCTGATTCAGTACGTCAATCACCGTAAAGGGTATTCTGGCAACGTGATGAAGCTCGTTTAAGTGGCCTCTGCGTTCTTTATCGAATTCAAGTTGAGCCTTGTTAGCCTCAATGATCTCGGTAACATCCTGCTTAGTTTCGATGATAATCCCGCCATCACCGTCTTCAAATGCTGTTTGAGTCCGTATCGGAGTACTCATAAATCCTTTCGTAGGTAGCCCCCACCGTTAGGCAGGGGCTATTTGCTACTTATTACAGAGCCATGTCAAGATCGGCCACGATGCCATGAGCAGCCTCGTTCTTGACTTCCAGAGTAACTTCAGCCAAGAGCTGAGTATTCTCGCTGTCACCAGTCTTAGCCAGATCATTAGTCTGGAATGGACGGAGATAAGCAAGTGCTGCGTACTCAGGATCAAGGATCAGAGCATCACGGGTACGCATGAAGCGGTTAGGAACAACCGACATCGTGCCAAAGTCCGACATATAAACGTCAGCCGCACCGATAATGGTGGTCGGAGTATTGCCCGGAGCCATGTAACGCTGTGCAGCGATACCAGCAAACGACGATACCTTCTGCTTACCAGCAGCACCAACCATCAGAATCTTAGGCGAACCACCTGATACGAACACCTCAGAAACAACAGTCTTCAGCAAAGCCTCGGTGAAGGTACGAACAGTACCGTCAGTACGGGTCGATACACCGATAGTCGCTGGATCGGAACCGTCAGAAGCCTTGTCCGAGTTAGTCTTGATCCACGACAGGATCGAACCCAACTTACGAGCAACAGTCGATGTACCAGCCGAACGACCTTGGTTAGCACACAGGATGGTTTCCAGATCGCGCTTCAGTTCAGCAGAAGCCTTAGCCAACTGATAAGCCTTTTCCGACTTACGACCAGCCTTGTTTACTGTGTCCAAAGTACCCGAAACCTGAACGGTCTTCTGGATGATCTGGGTGTAGTTACCAAGGCGAACCGTTGGAGCCAGAGTTGCCGATGTAGCGTCAGCACCTTCAATCGCAGCGTTAGCAGTAGTAGCTGCAGCCAGCGAGTCAGTCTGCCACTCGTGATACACGGCAGTAGCTTTGGTCTTGCCAATCGAGGACATGAATGGTGTCTCAGTTGGCGAGATGTCATAGATGATGTCGGTCAAATCTTCCCGCTGACCAATCGCGGTATGTGCTGTAAATGTAGGCATGATAGTTCCTTATAAAAAACGTTCAAATGCTTTAGCGGCATCAGCGACCCTTCCGGTCTGCTTTGCCCTAGCCTTTAGTTTCTTCATCTCGTCGCTGCTATCACGAGGCTGTGAAACTCCTGACTTAATTACCTTCGGAGCCTCATTAACCTTCTTCGTGATTCCCGGCTTTGCAGACTGTAGCTTGTCGTACTGCATTGCCTTCCACAACGTTAATACTGCACGCGAATCGTAAACATTCGCTAATTCTTGCTCTGAGAATCCCGCCTTTACCCCGAATTCACGGAGTTCACGACGTAATGTCTCGCCCTTCTGCGGGTCAGCATACTCAGGGATAACCTCTGCCAGCTTACGAGACTCAGCCTGTACTACCTGACCAAGTTGCTCCTGCTGTTCCCTTTGTTGCTGATCGTAAATCCTAGCCTGTTCTGCTCGAACTTGGGCTAGTTGCTTCTCCCGCTGAGACAGTTCTGCGACCTTAACTGCGTAACCAATTGGATCGGTTTCCTTCAGATAGTCCAGATTCTCAGTTTCCGGCTGCTGGTTAAGCATCTGCTCAATCACCTGCAACCGTTCCGCATATTGGTCGCGGAGATACCTAGCTTCCTCGATACGCTGGCGTTCGGCCTCAACTACCTTGCGTTCTTCAGCTACTGCTTGCGATTTCTTCGTATAGTCCGTGCCAAGTTGATAAGACTTGATAAGCTCATCGAGCGTTACCTCCCGTTCTTCGCCAGCGGCTTTGACTCGGTATTTAGGCTGCTCTTGCTCATCCTCGCCTTCATCTTGTTCTACCTCCGATTCATCGTAAGATTCCTCGGATTCGGCTTCGCTATCATTGGCTTCGAGTTGGGTTTCAGGTTGTTCCTGTTCGGAGCCTTCTTCCGTACCCATAAGACCCATGATAGCGTCGGCTGCACCACCTACGTCTAACTGAGTATTCCCTTCCGGGGTCATACTTCCAGTATCGCTCATATATTGTTTCCTAAATTATATCGGGAACTGCCCGACTCAGTTACAAAATTTTCAGCCGCTTTTCGTCTATCAGCTTCTGTGCCGATAGCCCTTCAAGATAGGCTTCAATCTTATCTAATGCCCTTAGCTGGTGGTAAGCATCTTCCCTTACGTTAGCCTCGCTAGCAGCACTCATCGCAAACCTGCTTAGTTCTACTGACCGGAGTTCTTCCATCATTGCCTGAAAGCCCTCATCCCGCAGTAAGTGTTCAGCCCATTGGCTTTTGTCCATTAGTACCCCAATAATCCTACAGGAACACGCATTTCAGTCGGTGACGCAAACGGTGACATCCCCTGAGACTGACGATAGTTAGCAAACAACTCAGCCTTACGGTACATATCAGCAGTCGGCTCATTACCCTTCAGCAAGTAATTAACTTCCTCTTGCGTTAGGGTCGGAACCAATGCCGGGAAACTTCTACCTGCATCATCCGTCATCGAGATTTCCGTAGAAAACCCATCGCTAGCTGGCAACATCCCGAAATAGCCCTTGCCCTTCATTTCTAGCGGCTCAGACGGGCTTTCTGCATACCTAGCACCATACGACGCTATGCCCTGCTGGATGATGTCATCTAGCAATCCCATTACATCTGATTCCCGGTCAAATTACCTAGCTCTTTAATCGCCTTCAGGACAATATCAGCCTGTTTGTTACGGCTGTCCTCGTCAGCAATGTCCATCGCTAAGATAGCCTGTAATTGTTTAACAGCCAACTCAGCCTCTTTAATCCGCATCTCAGAAGCGTTACGCTCCTGCTGCATAGACATTTCCATACCCTTACGGGTGAACTCTGCCTCTAGCTGCTCTCTCTGCAAGCCTAGTTTCGCAGCCTCGATCTGAGCCTTAGCCTCTGTCTTTTCTCTCTCTACCTCAGCCAACATCTTCGCTACTTCAGCCTGAGCATCTGGAGCAGGTGGCTGTGGCTGAGACAACGCATCATTCAATTCAGGACTGATCTCGTTAATGAACGCCTTAGCATCCTTGAAACCAGCCGATTCAATCAGTCTCGCTAAGGTATCCCGGTACTGAGCCACAGATACCACAGGATTTGATGCGCCAAACTGAGTCAGAATCTGCTCCTGCTTGCCGAGGATCATCTGCAACATGGCTAGCTTCTGCTCACGATCTCCTGAACCAAGACCGACGTTAATCGCCACATCGTACTGATTCGTCCATGAGCGAGGATCAAACGTCACAAATCGACCTCTCATACGGACAATCTTGGCCTGATCCTGATACTTGCCCAATAGGTGCAAAATCCCCTTAAACAGCGACTTAACGCCTGTTTCAGCAAAGATTCGAGCAATCAACTCCAGCTTGCCAGAGTTAGACTTCATCATGGCTGCAATAGCCGTAGCCGAGACGTTATTCATTACGTCAGGATCAAGACCCTGCTGCTGGTCGCTAACACCTGTACGCTTGGCCTGAACACTATCCATGTACTCAAGCAATGGGAAAGCCTGAGCCGTAACCGCAGGAACCTCGATAGGCACAATCGCACCAGCCTGTTTCATCCTTACAATACCGCCCGGAGTTGCATTAAGCGCATCATCCAAGTTGACCTGACCATCAACCACACCCAAACGGGCATTGTTCGTTAGGTACAGGTTATCCAGCATCTGTCTCGTAACCGTAGACTTGATTAACTGGATGTCCATCGTCCGGTCTGCTAGAGACTGTCCAAAAAATTTATGCGGGATCGGAATCGGACAAAGGCTATGGAACGGTACTAAGTCACACTCCTCGTCATCTAGGATTTCGTTGCCAGCGTAAACAATCTTACGCAGTTCAGCGATTCCATCACCGTTAACGTCAATCTTGATGTAGCACTCGTAGACCTCACAGACCTGCATCGTTGGGTCGAGGCTGATGTTCTCATCCGGCTGCTCACCCTGACTGAATCGAGCAATACGCTCAGTCGTGAACTGAAGATCGTCATAGCTAGGCAATCCCTCAACGATGTCTTTGTCAAAACCCATTGCTATGAGTTCTGAACGAGTCATCAAACGACGATGAGCCACAAACGGGCTATCCTCAATAGTTCTTGCCGATTTGCTAATTAGGAATTCTTCCGGCGGTACGTTCTCAATCTTGACGCAGCCGTACTTTTTAACCTTCTTGACCTTGACCGAGTAGTAAGGAATCTGGATAGGCATACCCATCATATCCACACCACCGTCAACCATCTCTACCTTCTGGCTCACTACCTCGATGGCAGGATCAGACAGCAATAGGGCTAGCTCGTCTTCGGTCAGGTTCTTATAGGACTCTTTATTTACGTCCTCTTTGGCTTCCCAGTACGCCTTGACCACGCCAACCTTCATCATCAGCGCGTCTTTGAACCAGTTGTGCAGGATGATTAGACCGTCATTCTCACGGTAAAACACCCAGTTACAGTAGTCTGTAGCCTGTTTAGCGGACTCCTCATCTTCAGGAGTCTGAGGCTCAAAGGAGACAATATCCTCGGTGGTCGTAAAGACCCGGATAAGTTGGGGTAATGCACCGTCGATAGCCTCAGCTACCTCACCAGTTACGATCTGGCTACGGCCTTCGACCTCGTTTCCATACGGATAACGCAGGTAATACTCTAATGCTTTGGATCGCTGATCCGTAGTCTCGGTATCAATGTAACCGATGGAGTTATCGATTTCGTTCTCGATAATCCCCTTGATTTGACCCTCATCCATCTTCATAGCAAATCCTTATGGGTTTTGCTTATTATACAATCCATTTCGTTGAAATTGGCAACGATGTCTGCCATGAACTATCGCCCTCGTCAAGACCTATCGCTAGGTATCTGAAAGCGTCACTCATATGGCTAGACCAGTCATGTAGCGGCTTCTCATAGAATATCTGCCGCTTCTCGTCATGTTCCCGGCGGTAGTTTCGTAAGGCATCTAGTCCCTGCTTAGTCCTTGGGTGAAACCAGCATCTAAGCAACAGTCTCCTCACAGCCTGAATCCCATCAGCTACAGGCAATCTAGGCGCAACCGTTATGGACAGCCCTGCTTCCTCTAAGACTTCCTTACGACTCTTGCCTGTGCCTAGCTCCCTAACCTGTACGTCATGGGGCAGGATATGGGTGAATCCCTCGTACTTATTGTCTCTCAACCAGTTGACGTACCAATCTAGCCCTTGCCCATGATTTTCGACGCTATCAAGGAGTCTAATTTCTTTTCCAGCCAGTTGAGCAACCCATAGAGCCGTACTGTCACCCATGCCAAGATCCCATGCAGTAAAGCTACGGCACAGATCGTCGCGAGGAAAATCAGTAATATGACCATCCCTCTCAAGGTCGTTAATAAGTTTCCCATAGTAACTACCCTCGACCGCTGCGTTAAAGGAACACTCGAACTCTTGGTTGTACTTGTCCTCTCCCATCTCTCGATAGGCGGCTTTAAGCTCAGACTCAGGCAGAACCCCTGTCTGGCTAGCCTTGAACTCTAGGTACTTCCAGCCTTCCTCGGACTTGGCTCTGTCGGCTAGTTCAGCGAAATGGTTAGCACCTTTAGGAGTGCCAATGAAAGAACACCACCCACCACGGTCGGAAAGAGCAGGTCGGATGATCTCGTTCCAAATTCTCGGATTCTGATCGCCAACTTCGTCGATAACCACGCCATCGAAATACTGACCGCGCAGACTGTCAGGATTATCAGACCCGTAAAGACTAACCCTACGCCCCCAAAAATCAACCCGTAACTCAGCAATGTTGGCAGTTGCATTAAGCGGCCTTGTGTACTCTAGTAGGTAATCCCAAGCGACTCGTTTGGCTTGGCTGTAGGTAGGTGCTATGTAGGCAAACCTTGGGTTAGGCTTGTCGCACTCTATCGCGGCTTTGATAAGGTGGTTAATTGCGCTAACAGTTTTCCCAAATCTTCTGTGCGCGACTACTACGGTGAACCGATGGCTGTCGATAGCTTCGTGTATCTCTAGCTGGAGTTCCCTCGGCTCGTAGCCAATGACTATCTCTGTCACTTAACGTATCCGCAGTTCAGGCATTTGTTGTTCACTAGGAACGCGCTGCACATCGGGCAATTTACTGGCTTATAGCTCATTTCCGTCCTCCCCATCTCACTATGTGTTCTTGGGCTTCCCCGTCCTTACCAGTTACCTCTGTCCTAGCTAGCTTGGGTATATGGTACTCACTCAGCTTATTCATCAGGTCTAAGGCTTTGTAAGGGTCTTCTGCCGCTACCTCATTCAACCACTTGTCCATGTTAGGCGCATTACGCTCTAGTAGGTTAGCAATAGCCTCCCTAACGATAGCAGTAGACTTATTCGGCACTCCTTTAGGTCTACCCTTACCCGCATTAGTTAATGTTGGGTAATTTTCTGGAGTATTTGGCTCTACTTTACTGCTTTCACTTGTTTCCATTTTTGCATTATCCTCTGGATGTCATGCTTACTTCCCTAGTAATCCGGGAATCTCTAACAATACTTGTCTACCTTGTCCTTCTGGTACTTTCCTGTATCCGTAAGCCCTTAACATTCTGCCAACGCTCATGTCTTTTCCAACATACTCGCCTTTAGAGTCATCCTTGTACGCCTCTACTGGATTGAAGTCGTAATTATCGATAACGAAAATCCTGTTTTGTTCTGGCAAGTACTGATACCTAAACTGGCCTAGTGTTGTTCTTATGTTTTCGTAAGGGTTCTTCTCTCCAGCCCTTATTCCAGCCGTTGCGGTTTTTTCAGCCTCTGGCAAGAACTTATCGTAATCCTTGTACTCTATGTAGCCTCTTGTTTGCTTTGGATTTCCTTGTTGCTTTTGATTAACAATCTTAGCAATCGTTTCTAACTCTTGAGGCGTAAAGTCTTTTTCTGTTATCTTTTTTTTACTATCGTCCAAAACCGTACTTAAATACACTCTTTGACTTGATGGCATTGCTTGACGGTCATTAACAATATCGTAACCAGTTAGAACCGTTCTCATTGCTGCGTCTGATAGAAAGCCGCCAATCGTTTGCAATATCCCGTCAGCCATAGATAGCCTCGTACATATCGGCGCGATTCTCTAGTATCCACGCCCTCGGTTCCTCATGGCATTTCTTGAAATCAACACCTACCGTCTGAGAGCCAGCGTGATGCACATAAGCCCTGCTGACGAAATGTTGATAACCCGCCACGTTCAAGTCATGGCATATTATATTATCTGAATACCAATTAGTACTTGGAAACTTAGCTACTTCCCATGCTTCCCGGCTTATCGACGCGAAAATAGGCGCAATTACCGGAGTCAACTTGATCTGATGCTCACTTTCCCACTTCAATCCTGCCCTTCTGTCTCCGTCTACCGGAAATCTTATGTTCTGATCCGGCAACACATAGTCACTTCTTGCGCCTAAGAATCCGTATTTCACGCCACGAGACTCCAGAATTCCCGCATCTTCCCTTAGCAACGATAGCGTATCTGGATTAAGAACCACATCATCGTTAGCTAAAATCAATGAGTCAAACTTGCCATGTTCAAAGGCATAGTCAACGGCTGCGTTATAAGCATCTCCAAAATTGGTAGCAGGATTGGGTCGGTAGATAAGGTTTTCTGTGATCTCTCTTGCTCTTGCCCAGAGTCCAAGATTATTACTACATAAGTACACGGGTA